ATGCCGTTAGTGAAGTTTCAGGCCGAAGATGATTTGGCCGAACGCATTGCCCAGTTCACTGGTCATCGTGTGGCGTCTAGGGGATTTGCTGATGCTGCTAAGCGAGCTTTGCGTCTCGATGCTGAGCTTCGCCACGCCCGTGCTGAAATCGCTGAGCTGAAAGAGCAAGTCCTTGTTTACCAGCAGACTCTGGCATCAGCTCGCGATGCGGCGATTCAGTTGGCCGAGCTTGCCAGTCAAGGCGATATGTTCCAGCCGAAAGAGACGGCACCTTCTCGTCTTCGTCATCACTTGATGCCGGATTCGGTACCGAATTCACCTCAAGGCTCGGCTAGGCCGGCGCCGATCGGGAGCGAGGCCGGTACCATTTCACCTATGCCAGGGGAGTCGATGATTGCGTTCGTTGATCGCCTTCATCGGAGCAAGGCCAATGGCTAGGTACCAAAAGCCTCGCCGGCGCCGCGGTCCTGGAACTCTTTTTGGTACCTTTCCGGCGACCTCGACCATGCCGCTTGCGGCATATTAGTCGCCTGCACGCCCTGGACTGATCGCCTCGTCGTCACCGCGACGGAACCCGCGCAGCGGCCGGTCTCCCGCCAACGAAAAAAGCCCCCGACGGCCTGCATGGCCACCCAGGGGCTCTTCGCGATTCTCGTCCTGCTGTCCCGTCCCGATCTCGACCCGCGCCCTGACTTCCCAACCTTGGCCACTCCGAGCGCCTGTCCGGCAGTCTCCCAGGATCGTCAGCGGCTGATCTGGTTAGGTCATGGTAATTGCGGCCGTTCAGCCGCGCTTTTCAGCTGGTCGGCGGTGGGGGTGCTGTAACACCCACACTTTACCCCGGAACTCCGGGGTGACTCAGGGCTAAACCTTCCGAAGAAGCTCCCTGTTTTGGTGCTGCATGATCAGCGCCCTGATCACTTC